GAAGAGCGTTACATTGACCAGACCTAATTCGCAGCGACTATTTACATCGAACGCTGGGGATGCCTTTAGCAAAGTGCTTAATGACCTACATGAGCAATGCTTGAATCATCCGCCAAAGTCTTTAGGATTCTATGAGTACAGCGCACCACCATTTTGTGACATTTGGGATCGTAAAGCTTGGGCTATGGCAAATCCGTCACTTGGATATTTAATTCCTGAAGAGGCCATCGAGGAGACGATTGCAACATCAACAATTGAAGCTGCAAGAACCGAGACGCTTTGCCAATGGATTTCGTCAATCAGCAGCCCGTTTACTCCTGGATCATGGGAAGATATTTGTGATAGGTCAATGGCAATGACTCCTGGACCTTTGACAGTCTTTGCCTTTGATATTGACATGAGTAGAAGAAATGCTGCACTCATAGCAGGACAAATTTTGCCAGATGGTCGAATTGGCGTGGCATTAGTCCAGACTTGGGAATCACAAATCTCAGTCGATGAATTAAAGATTGCAGCAGAGATTAAAAGCTGGTGCGATTCGTACAAACCCAGAGTTGTTTTGTACGATCGTTATACAACACTCGCAGTAGCTGAAAGATTACAAAAATCTGGCGTAATGGTAGAAACCATTGTAGGAGCTGAGTTCTATGCCGCTTGCTCTACTCTAAAAGACCAAATTGACAATAAAAGAATTGTTCATGCTGGGCAAAATGTCTTGGATCAACAAATGCAAAATTGCGGAGCAAAAAGCACAGATTCATCTTGGCGTTTAATTCGCAAAGCTAGTGCTGGTCCAATTGTTGGACCGATTGGATTGGCAATGGTGGTAAGTCGATTATCTCAGCCACAATCCACGCCGCAAATTTTTAGTTAGACACAAAGACCCTAAATTGTCAAGAATTAGACAAAGTATGATAAGATGTCTAAATGGGTCGCATATTGCAAACTTTCGGGCTACAACCTAAACCTTTACTCGAAGCGCAATATGCACCACAAGTTATGGGCGAAAATATGCCCAGTCTCTACAACGCCATTTTTGCAAGAGTGTCTCGTCACGATGCTATGTCTGTGCCTAGCGTTGCAAGAGCTCGCAATCTAATCTGTGGCACAGTAGCTTCTATTCCTCTGGAGTATTACAAGACTTCTACCGGAGAAGTAATTGCGCCACCACGATGGATTAAACAATTATCTAAGAATCAGCCATCATTTGTCACCCTGACCTGGTGTGTGGACAGCCTGTTATTCTATGGCGTCTGTTACCTTTTAATAACCGAGCGATATGCCGAAGATGGCCGCCCTGCATCATTTGAATGGGTTGCAAATTCTCGCGTTACATTTACAACTGATCTCGAAGGCATCATGGTCACTCAATACTATGTTGATATGAAGCCAATCGATATGAATGACATTGTTACTATTCAAGGCTTTGATGAAGGCGTATTAGATCGTGGAAGCCGCACAATCCAAGCCGCCATTGATGTTGAACGCGCAGCTTCTACAAATTCTGCTCAACCGCAACCTGCTGGCTATCTAAAAAATAATGGCGCAGATTTGCCACCTAATGAAGTTCAAGGATTGCTATCTGCCTGGAAGCGCGGCGCACAAACAAATTCAACTCGCTATTTGACTGCTACTTTAGAATATAACCCAGTTTCATTCAGTCCTAAAGACATGATGTATAACGATGCAATTCAAAATTTATCTACACAAATTGCTCGCACAATGAATGTCCCTGCCTACTATCTATCGGCAGATCAGAACACAACAATGACTTATGCCAATGTGCAGGACGAACGCAAGCAATTTTATGCGCTATCCATCGAGCCTTATGTTCAAGCGATTCAGTCTCGCCTCAGCATGGACGATATTTCCACATCCGGACATGAAGTTAAATTTTGCGTAGGCGATACATTCTTAAAGCAAGACCCACTTGTCGAGATTCAGGTATTAGAGAAGCTATTGAGTCTTGGACTAATTACAACTGAACAGGCAATGTCAATGACAGATTTAACACCAAACGGAAGTGAAGGTCTCTAATGGATCAACTCATTATCGAAGCATCGTCAATCGAATGCAACGAAGATCGTCGCGAAATCTCAGGCAAAATCGTGCCAATGGGAACAGGCGAAATCGGTAATACAAACATGGGTGGCGTAGTCTTCGAAGCAGGATCAATCGAAATCGATGACCCATCAAAAATTAAATTGCTCAGCCAACACGATGTCAAGAAGCCAGTAGGTCGCATGGTCTCTGCAACAGTTCGTCAAGATGGCATTTACGCAACATTCAAACTTTCACGATCAACCGGTGGCAACGATGCACTTATCCAAGCACAAGAAGGCTTGGTTTCTGGCCTTTCAGTAGGTGCAGAAGTAATCGCATCAAAACCATCACGCGATGGACACATTATCGTCTCATCAGCGCGACTAAAAGAAGTTTCTCTCGTCACAGAGCCAGCATTTAAATCTGCTCAGGTGCTAGAGATTGCGGCAGAGGAAACAATCCCTGCTGAACCAACACAACCAGAAAGCGAGCCAAAAGTGGAAGAATCAACCACTCAGGTAGAAGCTCCAGCAGTTGAAGCAGCCTCAGTAGAAGCGGCTCGCCCAACAGTTGTAGCCAATCTCCAGGTTAAAGAGCGTATTGCTCCTTTGACATCAGCACAATATCTCGACGCTAACATCAAGGCAGCAATGGGTGACGATGCAGCGCGTCGCACAATCCAAGCAGCAGATGACAGCACATCAACAAACACAGGTCTTACACTTCCTTCACACCTCAACACATTCTTAACAGATACATTCTCTGGACGCCCAGCGTTCAATGCTGTAACTCGCGGATCACTTGCAGGAATCACAGGAATGTCATTCACAATCCCACGCCTTTACACAAACGCTTCTTCAGCTAACGTTGCACCAACAGTTGCAGCAGTAAACGAAGCATCAGCAACATCTGAGACAGGCATGACTTCTGCTTATGACACAATCTCAATCCAGAAGTACTCTGGTCTAAATGAGGTTTCATTCGAACTCATCGACCGCAGCTCACCTGCTTTCATGGAACTGCTTATGGCAGAACTTCGCAAGGCTTATGAGAAGGCAACAGATACAGCACTTCTCTCAGCATTAGCATCATCCGGAACTGTTGCAACACAAACAGCTTCAACAGCGGCAGGATTGCAATCATTCATTGCAACTGAATCAGCAGCTGCTTACAAGGGAACTGGTGGCGATTACGCTAACCAACTTGTTGCATCAACTGATCAATGGGCTGCAATCATGGGCTACGCAGATGACAATAAGCGTCCTCTCTACGCAGCAGCACAACCACAAAACGCAGCTGGTGCAGTCTCACAAGGCTCAACAGTAGGCAATGTTCTTGGTGCTAACCTCATCGTCGATCACAACATCACAACATCAGGTGTTGCAGATGATTCAATGTTCCTTGTTGCCCCAGGCTCTGTTTACACATGGGAATCTCCATCAACAGAACTTCGCGTCAATCTTCTTGGAACTGGTCAAATCCAGATTGCACTCTACGGCTACTTGGCAATTTATGTTGGCAAGTCTGGCAAGGGTGTACGCCGTTACAACGCTCCAGCAGCGTAAATAACACACTAAGTCGCTGGGAGTGGGGCGCAGCCCTTGCTCCACTCCCAGTCTTTAGAAAGGATTGCACATGGCATTAACAACAGTCTCTGAACTCCGTAGCACTCTCGGAGTCGGTACTTTGTATCCAGATGCAACCCTTCAGGAAGTGTGCGACGCTACAGATGCAGTCCTACTTCCAATGCTTTGGGCTCCAAAATGGTTTTCAGTAGCACACAGCAACATTGTTGGAGAAGGTACTTTATTCTTTGATGATCCAGTACGCGATGTATTTTATGTTGGTCAAAGCGTAACTATTGCTAATTCCGGTGGTTCATACAATGGCACTAAAACAATTACAGCCGTTGGCGATTATTCAATAAGTATGGCAACAAGCCACGCAACTGCTCAGGCTTATCATCCTATTTTCCCTTATGGCACAGTTAGCACAACAAGCTACACAGACTGGACAACAGATACAGCAATCCAGCAAGCAGCTCTTATGGTTGCAGTAGATATTTGGCAGGCTCGCACAGCTACTCTTGGTGGCTCAAATCTTGTGGATTTCCAGCCATCGCCTTATCGCATGTCCGCACAACTCTTGGCAAAGGTTCGAGGGCTTATTGTTCACGCACTTGATCCGCGTTCGATGGTCGGATAATGTCAGTTGCAATTACTAATCTTAGAACAACCATTGCGACTGCTTTAGTAGATAACACGCAATGGCAAGTCTTTGCCTTTCCACCAGCAACAGTCCTGGCTAACTCAGTAATCGTTGCGCCTTCTGATCCATATGTAGAACCTAATAACAATCAGCACAACACGATTGCTCCAACTGCTAATTTTAAAATAATCATTACTGTGCCTTTATTTGATAATGAAGGCAATCTCAATGGAATTGAAACAGCCTTAGTAGGCGTGTTCAATAAACTCAAAGCATCCACCCTGACATATAATGTGGGAGCAGTAAGCCAGCCAAGCGTTCTAAACGCAGCATCTGGTGATCTACTTACATGTGAAATGTCGCTATCCGTTCTAACCACCTGGAGTTAATATGTCCGAATGGGAAAAAGAAAACGAAGCCTTCCTGAAGAAAATCGGGCAGGTAGCACCAGAAGCACCAAAGCCAACACCTACTAAGAAAGACGAGGAATAATCCTAATGGCTGTATTTCTAAATAACAATGTCGGCGTTAAGATTAACTCCGTTGATCTAAGCGACCATGTCACAGCAGTAACAATTAACCGCTCATTTGATGAACTTGAAGTAACAGCAATGGGCGATACAGCTCACAAGTTCGTAAAAGGCTTGGAAGCATCTTCTGTCACAATCGATTTCCTCAACGACACAGCATCTGCAAATGTTCTAGCAACACTTCAAGCTGCATGGG